TGTACTTGAATATTGATACAGCAGTTGTAACTGTTTTTCTTCTATCTGTTTTGTATTTACTATTTCGTAGGGCCAGTAATTAAGAATATATTTCCCATTGTCTAACCAAACTAGACTATGTCTTGTTTTGTCTTTATAGTCATAATATACTCTTATTTCTATAGGAGTCAATTTATGACTGCTAAAATATATAGTATACGCTATTCCTAATGCTTTTGCAACGTCACACCAGTAATTTTCGGCTAATAATGCCCAGGGATCTGGCCAAGTTTTTGGATCGCTTGGATCCAAATTATAATTAACAAATGGAGCAGTGCTCCACATATTGTTTAGTTCTACAACTGCTGATTCTAAGGGTAGTCTATCAAGTTGATGGCGGAAATCTTTCCACTGCGTTAGCCTGTCATTAACACGCAGGTTCCAAAAATTTTGCCACATGTTACGCGAACGTTTTTATATAATAATTAAGTGTAGCGTTAGTACCAGTACTACTTGTAGTATAAGACATAGTGACATTGGAACTATTTGCTATAAATGTTAATGCAACACCTATATTTGCTGTTTCAGTATAATCTTCTTCAATCGCCGGTGCGCCAGCAAGGTTGGTGACTTTAATAGAACCAACTCTGGTATCGGTTCCTCTGATAATATTATAATCAATGATCCTTGAATTTACTGTGGGAATAGTGATATTACCTATGTTTGCTGTGGTATTATCTATTAATGTTTCTGAGGCTGCATCACCTAATGCAGCTATTACAATATTAGCCGCAATAGAGGATGCTGTTAATATAACATTACTGTATTCTGTGAGGATTTCAGTGACACCAACGGTTGGAGCACCTTCTACTAGGGTTCCGTTGCCAATATATAATCTACGCTCGTCAATGGACCAACCCATTTCACCGCTGGCTAGTTGTGGTAGGTTTTCTTGTAAGCCACGACGGACTTGAATTTTGCTTATTTGGATTACAGCCATGTTATCACCTTAGTTCAATATCTAGTATTTATGCTAACTTATAATACTGCTCTACTCTATCAAACCAGCGATCCATCCAGATCGTCCACTCATTTCCTGACACAGTCCAAGTTTGGAATTCTGGTCTAGCGAATGTGTTGTCTTCTAGGAGTTTAGGTGCTACGGCCATTAGTATCACACCTTGTTTAATGTCTGTACCATGGACTTCATTATGGGCGGCGGCATAGGCGCATAATTGAAGGAAATAGTCTTCGATCCACTCGGTTTTCTTGGGTTTATTAGTCTGTTTGTAGTCGATAATCGCTGGACTACCTTTGTATACTCCACAGGCATCTGTTGTTCCTGCATACAAGCCTGGAACGTATAAGGGCACTTCAATACCCCATACTTCATCTACATGTTTTAAGCCATGTTCTACAATTTCTTGTGCCATGGCGTAGCTTTGTTGACTGTTTGGATTAGTACCGGGCTGTCCCATTTCACGATTGTTACGCACATAGTCTTCTAACCATTTGTGCATACGTGTGCCGCGGCTAGCCGCTTCTGTGGTAATCTGTTGGGCTTGTTGTGAGCCTACTCGTTTACGCCAATTCTCAAGAGCTTCTTGTTTTTCTTTGGGTTTGGTTTTATCAAGTATTGTTGTTACTGAGGGGACTCTAGTGCCGTCTGGTAAAGTATAAAGACGTTTACCTTCTACAGTATCACGATTAATAGGGGTATAGTTGTATTTTTGAATAAGCATAATGTATTATATAGTATAATTTACCGCAAGTAAATACTTATATGAAAAAGATTAATCTTATTTTGTCAAGAACAAGTCATACCAGTTTCCACAATGATTTCATTGGAAATATAGTAAAAGAATATTTTAATATTTTGTATATAGACTGTGCCACTGATATTAACAAAGAAAATTCTATATTGGTTATAAATTGCATGGATATCGTAAATAATAAACCACTATGGTGCAACGAATTGTATCAGCAAGGATATAAAATAGTAGTTGATTCTCTTTGGTGTTTAGGTGATTATGGATTTGAACGTGCTTATAATTTATCTAATAAAAATTGGTTTTGGTATCATGAATCATTATTAGCTATACATAACAGTTATCATGTTTATGTACCAAATAAAAAATATACTAAATTAGGGCTAATGCCCATGGGACTCATTAAACAATCACATGATTTATTATTTGCCAGAGTTAATGGATATTTAGATGATTTTGTTTACAGTTACATACAACGCACAGGCAAATATCTGCCAGACGATTTGCCACCAATGTGGACTGATACTACCAATGGAACCGGACAACATCAAAGGTATTTTAATCCCAAATGGTACGATGACACATATTTTAGCCTGGTTTCAGAAACTGTGGTTGATGATAATTTTGGATTACATATAACAGAAAAAACTTTTAAACCTATAGCATTCCAACATCCGTATCTACTATGGGCACAACCTGGAGTTTTAAAACATTTAAAAAGTTTGGGTTTTGAAACGTACGAAAACTTATTTGACGAAAGCTATGATTCTATAGTAGATATAAATCAACGATTAGACATTGTTGTTAATAATATTAAAAATTTCAACAAAGTTTCTTATGATCAATTGACTTTAGAAAAAATCAAACACAATCATAACTTATTTTTTAATATTGAATTAATTAGACAACGTATGATTAACGAGATAGTAACCCCAATATTAGAATGGGTTGAGACTAAACAGTAAATGATTCTCCGCAGCCACAGCGTGCTTTCTCGTTGGGATTAGAGAATTCAAAGCCTTCGTTGAGACCCTTCTTAGCATAGTCAATCTGCATACCCTGTAGATACACAAGATCTTTTTTATTGATAACGAGATTAACACCGCGGTCTAGTATTTCAAGATCACCTTCAAAAGTTTTATCAGCAAATTCTAACATATAGGCAAAGCCACTGCAACCACTGGTGCGAACACCGATACGCATTCCAATACCATGTCCGCGGTTATACAATGCATCTTGCATCTTTTTTGCGGCATCGGCTGTTAGTGAGATCATATCCATTATTTAAACCAACCTTTGGATTCTTTTTCTAGCCTGTTTAACACAGCTTGTTTTTCATCATCTGACATATCATACCATCCCACAACTTCATCTACCGTGCGACCACAGCCCACGCAGACTTCGTTGTCGTAGCGGCATACTGATATGCAAGGGCTTTCAATGGGTGATTTCTTCATGTTTCTTTCTATAATCTGCTATGGCTGATTTGATCGCATCTTCTGCAAGCACCGAGCAATGTATCTTGACGGGCGGTAGCGCAAGTTCTTCTGCGATATGTGAGTTTTTGATGGTCTGAGCCTCATCCAGCGTCTTGCCCTTGAGGAGCTCGGTGACAAGGCTACTACTAGCAATAGCACTGCCGCAACCATACGTTTTAAATTTGGCATCTGTTATGATCCCTTCATGGACTTCAATCTGTAGTTTCATTACATCACCGCAGGCAGGTGCACCAACCATACCTGTTCCTACATCTGGACTATCCTTGTCCATGGTGCCCACATTACGAGGATTTTCGTAATGGTCTAGAACTTTTTCTGAATAAGCCATATATAAACTCCAATAGTATAGTAAAATACTACAGTATTTATGATGTTATGTCAAGAGTTTTTTAAAAACTAAGTTTTTTAAAAACCAGGGGCGTTGCGTTTACGGGCAGCTTGTTTGGCCATATTAGATACTGTATCCACAGGAGCATTTGGGTCTATATCTCGATCTTTAGGATTTTCTACAGTTGCTGAACTATCATTGTCTTCACCAGCCGGACGTAGTTCGATATAATCTTTGTTATAGCTTTTGATTAAATTTTGTAGTGCTGGATTATTTGTATTGGCTTGTACTAAAGCATCATAATCAAAAGTCTTGTCTGTGTTAAGCACAAGATTGATTAGGCTTTGTGTTGAGATCTTTGGGGGTTGTTTCTTATCTTTATATCTATGGCGAATAAGTTCCAGAGCTGTTGTTAAATTAGACTCTGGAGTATTCTTTGGACTGTGTTGAAATTCATTTAAGCGCACGATTAACGTAGTTCACGACCAAGTTCTTCTGCGCCACCAACAGCTGCATCAGTAGCACCAAAGCCGTCAGTTTCGTCTTGATCTAGATCGCTACCTGGTGCTGGAGGCAAACCTGCGTCGCCACCACTTAGATCATCACCTGGCATGGCCATTGGATTATCAACTTGCTCACCAGTTAGGATGCGTACACCACCATCAACACCTTCACGTGCTGTTTGTAGATTTTGCATTAGAGTTTCTAATGTCGTACCAACTGCATTTTTAAAACCTTCAGCTTGTTCTGCGCCAACCTGGTCACGTATGCTGTCTAGTAATTCTGGCAGTTGTTCGTTTTGCATCTTACCTACTTTTTCGATCGCGTCTTGGATCGAATCAACCATATTTTTAGCTGCTAATAACACTTCAGCGTTACCAACTTCACCTTCTACTAGTTGTTGGCGATGTTGTTCTAGCCAAGTACTCAAACCTTCTTTAACAGTAAGTAATTCCATATAACGTGGATTACGTTCTGCTGTGTGCAAGTCCACGCTGTGGCGGATTTTATCTAAGTTAGCTACGATAGTTTCACTTAGACGTTCTGCTTTCTCAACTGTTAGATTACTGAAATTAATAGCGAAACCAAAGCGGCTCTCCATTAGTTTGTTGATCTTACGTGTTGATTTTGTAGACATTTCTGCTAGTTTCATGGTCAAATTCCTATTTAGACTTTAATATATTTAGCCAAGTTTAAGTTTTTCTTAATTTCTTTTTTAACTTGTTCTATCTTATGCTGTGTTTCTGTATAGCGAACACTATAGTATTCTTCACCCCAAGTATCACCTTTTTCCTGGGCTTTTTTATAGCGTAGTCGATATAAACTAGCTTCAAATTCTAGTTTATTTAGCAGGTTATCATTATCACGTATTTCTCTGGCCAGTTGGGTTTGTTGTTTATACAGGGCTATACAATAGAATATAGCATCTTTACGGTTGAAAAAATCAAATACCTGTTGATCTTGCTCCATGACACGCCAGCAATGGTCATTGATCTTAACTACTCTATTTGCACCAACAAGGACATCAGTACCTATCTGATAGCAGAACGGTAGTTCTAAGTCTTCTTGGGATAATCGGGCTAGTTCAGACTGGGTAAAGCGACGGATTTTTTCAATATCAAATTCAGTTGATGATTTTTTTGTAATAGATTTTGCCATCAGTATTGTTTCGAGTTAGGACATCTTTGACTGTTAGATTGTTAGCCAACAGTTGCTCACGTTCATCTAAGTGGCTTTTTGCAATAGGGGTATCACCAATAAAGCGTTCAAGAAGTTCGCTTTCTTCATTGGTAACAGCTAATAGTAATTTGTTAGTGAGTTCTACAATCTTCATGTAAGTATTTAGTTACTTGAAGAGGGCGTGTCCAATAAATCCAATGAGGCCTGCTAGGATTACTCCTAAGATGCTGACCAGGACGCTGACGCTTTGCTTGCCGCGACCTTCAAATTTGTCGTCTAGACTTTCCTTGATGCCTACTAGGTAGCCTTCAAGTTTGTCCATACGATGTTCTAAGTTTTCTAGTTTAGTTTCCAAGTTGCTGTACCTTACAGCACATATTTCAACGTGGGCTTCTAGATTCTGTTTCTCAATTTCTGTTGGTTTGGCCATCTCGCCTTCCTAAGTGAGCGATGCCGTCTTTTGAGTGAGCCTTAACAATGTGCCTTAATATGTGCCTTAATGAATGCCTA